TTACAAAAAAACAATTTATGAAATTAACCCAGATTATATCAAAACGATTCAAATATCAGAAGAAACTATATTGACTTTGAAACAAATAAACAATATTCTTGACGATATCAACGATTTTTTGATTCAAATGATTGAATATATTGTTCACAATTTCAACAAAAATATCAGTATAAAAGATATTTCGAAAGATATTAAATTAATTATATTAGCAAATATTTCAAACTTAGAACATACAACTCATACAGATACTTTGATTGAAATTTATAAAGAGTCAATTGAAAAAACGAAAAATATTCATGAAATATTAAAATACTATAAGTCATATTATAATATATAATTTACACGTTAGAAACGTATATGTCTTTTTTTATAGTTCTGTTTTTATGCTTTTGTTTTATGACTCCCTTATATTCAACATACAAAACATCATAATTATTAGAAAATATGTCACTGAGGTAACTATAGACACACTCAATAATACTTAATTTTGTACGACCAACGATCAAAACGGAACCTGTTCTAAATACCATGAAGGATATTTCTTGACAATTGTAATTTTGTTTCTTATTTTTACAACACCTTACAGCACACTCACATTTGCCATTTTGTTGCAATTTGTTGTTGTTGTAGTAGAATTTACATTGAATACCGGGATATGAACATGGATCGTAGACAGCTATTATATTGTACTTATTTCGAAGTAAATTATACATCTCATCACGATTTATATAGTATCCACAGTTAAAATTGGAATTTATCAAAACGGTATATATATTTGAATCTCTATACGATAATTTATAAGGGGCTATTTTAGATAATATATGTACCAATAATGTAAGTGTTTTATGTAATTCATAATCATGTTTAATTCCAGGAATTTCTAATTTTCCTGTGTTAAATAACTTTACATGGATTTCTTTGAAATCACCACATTTGTTCTTAACGCGAAACACTAAAACAAAACAATTATAAAAAGCTCCTTTTTCTTTTACCCGACAGCTCATAATATCTTTCTTAGAAATTCCAATACTTATTTTTTGTATGTGTTTGAAATTATTGCTATTACAACAGTTACTCAATATTGTATTTGATTTATATTGTGTTTCCTGTTGAAGCTTTGTATTTATATCTTCTAGGTCTTCATTTGTTGTTGACGTGAGCTTTATTTGCTTCTTGATCACCCCTTCTTCTGGTAATTTGTACTGTTGCACTCGAATTTTCCAAAATAAGTCATTTAAATCCAAAACAATATTTTCTTTTTCACAATTTTCCAAATAAATAATTTTTGTTTGTGTAGAAACATACAATTCAGAACATGTTGGTATAATTTTGTTTTTGCGTCTTTCTTCTTGGTGTATGACAGGCTCATCGTTTACACTGAATTTTGGATCAATAAATAATTCCCAGTCAGAGTCGATTGTAGTTGTCATTTGTACGGATCTGGTTCAATGAATAATGATTCAATTTTTTTCTTAATATATTTTATATAGGTTAAACATTAATGACATTTCAATGTTCACTTGACAATAATCAATCATTTTGTTCAAAATTTTTAAAACAATATGATTCTAGCAAGCATAAATATAATCCGAAAAAAAATGACGGGAACGTTTTCATGAACAATCTATCAAAACGCATATCCAATAATGCTGTACGTACTCAACGTGTTAATAAACACCGCATTTTATGGAAAAAATATGATACAGAATAATTAACTTCAACATAATTGTAATGTATAATTTTCTTGCATAATGCAAAAATTTCATCTATATTATTTTCGATATTACGTATTACATTCAATATGTACATATGCACAATGTACATCATACTTTCGTGTGCTTTCAATGACAATTCATATACATATTGCTCTACAACATATATAGGTACACTATTATTTCTCAATAATGTTGTAATATGATCCAAATGTTCTATTTGAATAAATTCTATGTTTTTCAATTCTGTATTTTGAATAAAGTTTAACATACTGCGTATGTCAGATTTAAATCTGTCCTGAAGTTTATTTAATATATGCTGTTCAAAAATGATATTTTCGTTTTTACATATTGTTTGTAATACGCTATCTATTTTTTCACGTGGTAAATTATTGAATCGTAACAACATGAATTCGTTTTTCAGATTGAAGTCTATTTTACTTATATAATTGCACATTAAACAAAATCGAATACCGGCAGAATAATTACTTATAATAGATTGAAGTGACTGTTGGGCTATTTTGGTCATGTGGTCTACTTCATCCAGTATAACAAATTTTATTCCTTTTCGAAATAGACACGACGTGTTTGCAAATGTGTTGATCTGATTTCTTATCGTATCTATACCTCGATCGTCTGACGCATTTAAATGAATTATTAATTCTTTGCTGTAAGCAAAGTGTTTTTCCAAAAATGCTTTTGTTAAATTCATCACTGTAGTGGTTTTACCTGTTCCAGGCGGACCATAAAGTAGCATATTCGGAAACATACCTTTATCAAGAATATTATTGAATATTTGTGAATTTATTGAATCTAATACAATATTATCGTATAATTTTGGTCTATATTTTTCAGTTAAAGGAATATTATTTTTCATTATTATTATAATCTATTGCCAAAAATTATTTAAATAAAATTGAAAATTTATTTTGTTATTCTCCATTAGTCAAAATCATTATGAAAGGATATTTAGACTTAATTATTGGTCCAATGTTTTCTGGCAAAACGTCGAGTCTAATTAATCACTACAATCGTTATAAAGTGTACAATCAAAACGTTTGTATTATCAATTATGAAGACGATCGAAGATACACAAATCACGGGATTTCAACTCATGATAAAGTTATTGTTAATTGTATCATGTCTAAAACGATTCAGGAAGTTATTGATAAACATGTAGATGATTTCGACGTCTTTCTTATCAACGAAGGACAATTTTTCAAGGATCTATTCGAATGTGTTCATTTTCTTGTGGAAAAAAAGCACAAGCGTGTTCATATCGCTGCTTTAGACGGAAGTTTTATGCGTGAACCAATTGGGGACATTTTAAAATTAATTCCATTATGTGATAATGTAGAAAAAAAACATGCTGTTTGTGTTCTATGTGACGACGGAACAAACGCAATATTTAGTAAAAGACTTTCAAAAGATACAAATGAAATATTAATCAGTTCAACAGATTACATTGCTGTTTGTCGAAATTGTTATAATAAATGATGAAACGAAAGCATATAAAGAACTTTGGAATAAAAGTTAATAAATGTCTATAGAAAAAAAAAAACCCAAAAAAAGAGGAAGAAAACCTAAAGGAGGTAAAATTTTGTCACTAGATAAAAAATTTGACAATGTAAATAATTCTATTAACAGCGTTATACTACACTTAAAATGCAGTAGTGAAAGCATTAAAACTCACAATTTTTTGTCTGATTTTGAATACAATCCAAAAATTGAAAATATTGAAGCATTTTCAAATACTAATACAACCTTTTCTGAAATTGAGTTCAAAACACCAGAGACAAACACTGTTTTCAAAACAAATTCAAACTCTCAACACGAAAAAAAAAACACGTCCACAGAAAATATAATTGCTACCAAAATAAAACGCATTAACCAACAATGTTCAAATAAAAAGTCGAATTGTTTTTGGTGTACTCACCCATTTAATAATCCTGTTGTATATATACCAAAATATATTATTGATAACACATATGACGGATATGGCAACTTCTGCTCACCTCCATGTGCTGTCGCTTTTTTATTCGAAGAAAAAATAAATACTTCTGCGAAATGGGAACGGTATTCTATGTTATGTAGTCTATACAAAGAAATATATAAATGTAAAAACAATATCAATCCAGCACCAAATCCACATTATACTTTGTCCAAATTTTTAGGTAGTTTATCTATTGAAGAATATAGAGAATTGAACAAATTAAATAATGTATATACTATACTGAACAAACCAGTAACCAGAATACTTCCAGAAATATGTGAATCTACAAACAATATCGACATTCATACAAGATTCTATAAATCGAATCCAAATGCAAATAATAACAATAACATGTATCGGTTAAGTAGAAGTTCTTCTATTAAAGAATCATCAACGAATAAACAGTCTTTATGGAAATTCATGAAATAAAATCATTCTATTGTAATATTATATAGAACAAATGGCATTACAGTATTTGTGTACTCCTGCATTTATATATTTTTTGTACTCATTCACACAAATCTTAATTGACGTATCTTCTGGATTATTCAATACAGCATTGTTAAAATTTACAATTAGTATTGTCATAACAACTGCTCTTCATCATTTGTGTATCAAGGGATTTCAGATACTTTCTTGGATAATTGTTTTTATTCCGTTTATTTTTTTGACTGTGGTTACATCTATTTTGCTTCTTGGTATGGGCTTGGATCCGTATAAAGGTAAGTTGAAAGTATATAATCCAGATGAAAACAATTATACAACAAATGACATTCGTGAGATTTATACCCAAAAATATGGATCGCGTTCTAAAGCCGAAGAAAAGCTACCATCAACATTCAATGAAGGAGTTATCGGGGTTGTTGATAAGTTTACTCCAACAGAAACAACGTCGAGAGAAAATAATAATGCGCCAAATGGTACAACAAAATCCGAAAATGCAAAACAAAATATAAGTAATAATAATGGTGTAATCAATCCTGATTCACAAATAAATTGTACGTATGGTGAATATCCAAATTGTATAAATACTAAACTTGTTGCTGATTATGATTCTAAATCTACTGATAATAAACAAGAAAACAATACTCGTATATTATCTAGTGTTTTGCTGAAATTCCAGAACAAGACACCACTTAAAGAATTGTGAGTATGGTACATGGTTCATAAATTTATATATTAATATAATTGACAGCTTGATCGCACAGAGTAAATACAATCCCAAAAAGTGTTGACTTGAATAATATTCCACTTAACGAAAGTCTCCCTTCAATTGTAAAGAATTTACTAGATATTTTTCTTAATACAGTACTTGAATATGGTAAATCAAACATAAAATATAGTAACACACTTACTACAACAGTGTGTATTTTTTCAATTAAAATGTCTAACAAATTTATATTTTTTACAAATTTTCTAGATTCTTGATCTTTTTGTATAAATATGCTATTTTCGTCTTCTACAAAATTATTATTGATATTCGTGTTTGGAATATAATTTGGTGTAGATTCGATATCTGTAGTTATATGATTTGTAAATTGGGGTATATCTCTACCATGTAATTTAGTATCATTGGCGTTTTCAAGTACATTTATAACGGAGTGATAACTTGAATGTGGATTTACTTGCTGTGGTATTTGCAACACTTGTTGTTGCGGCATTTGTGATACTTGTTGTTGTGGTATTTGTGATACTTGTTGTTGCTGTTGTTGTGGTGGAATTTGTGTAGCCTGTTGTTGAGGTTGTGGCTGTAATGTATGTTGAAATGGTTGTGTCATTTGTTGACCACTATTTGTTGTTACTGTATTCTGTACATTTATCTGAGGTAAATCTGAAATTGATGTAGATGTATCTGCCATATTATTGACAATGGTTTTGAATAAAAAATATTAAATTAAACGTACTTTAAGTATGTTTGATAGGTTCTGTAGGTACAATTTTTTTATTTGATGAACAAGACACCGCTGAATTTGAATATGTATAACATTTATCATTAAATTTGAACGTTTTATTTTTTACTTTTTCTTCAGGTGGTGCGTAAAACACTAAACAATTACGGTCATTACATGCTTTTCGAAATAATGTTGCTAACCCCAATCCGAGCAAAACTGATATAAGTATTTTTCCAACTTCACTATTGATCAATTTGGATATTTTGTTAGTAGAATTCATTTGTAATGTGTGTATACTATTTTTTTCTACAAACTTGTTACTTCATAATGTAATTTTGAATACTCTCTTTATCTTCAGGGCATTCTACCTCTGTCGCTTTGTATTCAAAACAATTCTGCTGTTTATCTTTATACTGGATTTGATGTATATTGTCTGGAGTTGGATATACGTATATTACGTCTTGAGGGGAATTTGTTATATACACCATAAATATTCCAATTGCCAAACTTATAATAAATATAGGTAATGATATCATTATAATGTATAGTACGTGTTTTTTTTTATAATTCCTAGATTTCATTTTCATCGTAAATTATATTTAATTACTTTCGATTCTTTTACTTTCCATTCTGTGTTTTCATTTCTTTTTTGTTTCACTAAAATACTTTCATGCTTATTATATATAGATTCTTCTACATTTATGTAAGAATATAATAAGTCACGCTTCAACTTTAAACAAGGATTTATGTTTTTAATGACATTTTCCAGCATTTCTTTCATTGCTTCTTTATTTTTAGTACTTTTATAAGCGTCATATAACTCACGGTTTTTCTCTAAACAGGTGTTGATCTTATTAGAAAACACTACAACTTTGTCAGATAATTGTATCGTTTGAAATGATGTATAAGTTTCAAGTAATTTTGTCTGTTCTTCTAAATTGCCCTTTAATTTTTTAAATTCTTTTAGTAAATACTCCTCATTTATGAATTGAAACATAAATTTTACCTTTAGCTCCATAATATCTTGTTTTATTGTTTCTAGGGTTTCAAAAACTTCTTGAATCAAGACATTTATGTTCTTGTGTTGCTGTTTTTGAATTTGAATATCTAAATTACATGGTTCTTTATGACCGCATATTGCATAGTATATTCCATTTTCATAAGTAAATATAGGTTTTACATTTCTATTACAACCTACACATTTTTTACTATTCTTCATTTCAAAATAATTTTGCATAGCAGTTTCATACTTAATATCCGACATGATATTATTATTAAGTTAAACAAATATTTTATTATCTAAATTAGACTCGAATGGTAGGTTTGAAATGCGTTCACTATGTACTTTTTGTTTCAATTTTTGTAATACTTTCAATGTATCTAATGTGTGCTGCTTTTTGAATTGATCATGTTGTGATTTATTTTTTTCTTTCATCGTTTTAGAATACTTACAGTAGTATAATACACATGCACATATCGTTACAAATATAACAAAAATCGTTATATTCAAGATTCGATTATAATAATTATATTTCCACATTTTACATTTTTGTAGAAGTTTATTCGTGAAATATTCCATTCCTGGTTCTGTTAGTTTAGCATAATTTGTCATTTTATTATTAGATTAATACAAAAAAAAATAAAGATAGACAATAATAATATGAGTGACAATATTTCAATTGCAAATCCAGATGAAAATTTTTTTTATGGAACCATTTTTAGTTACGGAATACTATTATCCATATGGTTTCTCGCATACATGCGAATGGTATACTCAAAGAGTAATGATTCCTTTTTATATAAAGCTGGAATACTTGTGATTTTTGTACTGTGTATTTCATTTAGACTTTGGCTTGATTTTAGATATAAATGTGAAGAAACTGAAACTACAAAATCCTTCTTGCTTTACTTAAAAGCACTAGGTTCTTCTGTATTCTTACTCACACCTATGGGAATTATTCAAAAATTAACCACATTTGACGGGTTCTTGGCTCCATTTGCAAATACTATTGGATATCTAGCGATACGATCAAAAATTAAAAATCCACTGCATAGATTGATACAATCTTACAAAAATACAAAGTCTTCGTTAACTCAAGAAGAAAATATATATTTTGAAATGATGACAAACAATTTAGATATCTTGATTAATTTACTTAGTCCAAGTAATTTAAATTCTGATGAATCGATACTACATAAATTGAATTTATTGGTTTCAACAGACCATGAACATGATTTAAATATAGTGAAGACGTTGACAAACATTCGCTTCATAATTTCTGAAGGAATTTGGTTTATTTTTTCGGCAATAGTAACTTTAATGAATATCAAGTTATTTTTACGGTCTTATAATTGCTAATTGTGTGTGTGTTTTTTACTTCAGATACTTAATTATACGTTATAATTAAGTATCTCGAGTCTAGTCATTTTCATAAAGAAAATATTATAATTTTAAAGTCAAGATATATTCATACACATTAAATATATTTATTTACTATTCGAGGGTACGCTGTGTAAAACAGTATACTCAAATATGAAAAAATCGCTAAAATTATAGCAAACAGCCATGCTGGAAAAACGGTTTTATGTGATTGATTGATTCCAAATTGTCGTAAAGCACCAGAATGATCATATAAAACACCGGGTTGCAAAACATGCAAAGCCACATATAATCCTATAAACAATAATATACTTATTTCTAATATATGATTTCTAATATAGTACGTATTCATATTTATTCTTTTATTAGAAAATATTATTATCGTATATACCTACAGTATTCGTCATGATTTAATATTCTTCATTTTTTTCGTCGTCATCTCCTAACTCTGACATGTCATAACGTTCTTCGTCTTCTTCTTGCGCGTTCTGCTGTTGTACAAGTTGTTCATATTCGTCTCCGTCAATGTCAAATCTTAAATTTTGCATATTTTGTCGTGTTAATCCTCTAATGTTCCCAGTCTGTTTTTCATATTCAGATATTGCTTGAGCTTGAAGATATTCTTCATCAAAAAAGTTAGGATCATATTTTAATAAGCCTTTTAATAATGTACTATTATAACGACCTTGTTTGAATTGTTTTAGAGCATTTTTCACGTCTAAATTATTTTTATATGTTTTTTCCAACTCTTCTACCATTTGTTCTTTTTCATCATTACGGATGTATATCATTTCTCGTTTCACATTTTCACTATTAATTTTAGCATATTTAAATAAGTTTACAGTGCTTTCAATACATTTACCCAAATATAACGAAACAGTTTTAAAAATTGTATTTTGATCAAGTTCATCTGAAAATTCAAATTCGTCTTCAAATGTCACTTGGTACCTTAAATAATCTGAAAATACCTCATCCACTTGTGTATCTTCTTCAATTTGATCTATTGATTCATAACTTATGGTTTCTACTATTGTCTTATAATAACTTATGTATAAATATATGTAGAGCTCCTTTAGACACCGTTCTGAGATAATACCCGAACTCATAATGTCAGGAAGAATTTCATATAAATCTTTTTCGGAAACTGAAGTTTTATTCAACACGCGACTCAATATGGAATTATTTTTATAATCGTGTAACCACTTAACTCCATCCATGATATCTGCGTGAAGAATATTTGCGTGTGTTTTTGAAAAGCGCCAATGCTTTGGTACATACTGTTTAAAATTATTGTTTTTCGAATGAATAATACTTGGATAAACTGATTGAACATTACGAATAGCTTCTTTCCAATACTTTACACTCTGATTATACAATATACTATCTTTATCTCGAATGTCAACAAAAAATTGTTGAATAAGTCTTACTACTTTATTATTTGAAGGTATATTTCTCAAAATCTCTTTTGCTGTGCTTATATTCGTATGATTCTGTTCTATCAACCAATTCAAAAATTCAGCTGAGTTTGTTTCCATACTTGAACACCAAGATTTCAAATTCGATAAAAATGTATCCGAATATGTGTACAAACGTTCATTTTTATCTACATCAGACATTTTATTAGCCCAGTCGATTATATTTTGATATTTTGTGGGTACTTGATTGGTATGCTTTATTTGAGAAACAATATTATTTTTATGTGCTTTTTGTATCAATTTCATAATTGTATGTTCTTGTATACTATCATCATTTCTGAAATGCCGTTGTAGCATTATGTATTCGATATAATAAATGACTTCGTCTGATTGTTTATCATTACCATGTGCTTTTACAACCGAATCATATATAGTCTTAATTTTATCACATAGATTACTATCTACTAGACGTGAATACTTTTCATGTAGACAAAATTTAAACAAAACGAAATACATGCTTTGTCTTGTCCAGTTATTATGGTCTTTTATTTCAGGCGTTAAATTAAAATATGAATAATCGTGAAACGGTAATTTTATGGGTACAATTGTATTCAAAAACGATTCTATATTATTTATTTCGGAGATATGATTTTGAATTTTTGGACTTTTTGTAATGAAAAATTCCATGCATTGATTTTTATGCCTTATATTATGTTGACAACATATATTCTGCATATACGGTTCGCGATTACCAGAATATAACAAAATTTCTTCTTTATTGGTAATGTTATATATTTCGTGTTGAATTTCGTTCACTAATCGACGTATTTTGGTATGCATGTAATCTATTAATGATTGCTGTTCGATTCCTCCATTATGTACTTGTAACTTCACATTCTGGTAGAACATAGGTGTCAAATGCTCAACAGATTTTTGGTCTTTTTGTGATTTTAGATACAAATTGGGTTGAAACGAATGCCAATTCAAATGCGATTCTATTATATTTTCTACATTATTCGAATCGTAACGCTTTTTACGTTGCATCCAATTGTTTATAGTTTGAACTTCAGATATACTTTTCTGATACAAATCTTTCATAGTTGCTTCTATTTTAGATTCTTTCATATCCAATATTGATTTCCAAACCGCATTGCTTTTTTTGTCGTTTATGGCGGTTGCCTTCAACACACAACGCATGTATTTAAGACCTTCGAAATCAGTTTTATACAAAGGAAATCCTGAAAATGATTTCTTACAATTTGGAAATGATATTCGTGGTTTAACGTTAGGTATTGTTGTTTGAACTGCAATCAAATAAAGTAAAGCTGACGAAAGTAGTATATATTGATTTTTTATTTTTATATAGAGAGATTGAGCTTTTTCTTGGGTGATCTTTTTTGCTTTGGATTTTTTGTAATAATTATAAAACTGTTTGAATGAGCCGTGATTTTTTTTTAAAACTACAAATACGTACTTTGTCAACTCAGGAATTTTTGTTGATATGTTCACTCCAATATACTCCACAAAATATTCAAATATATTTTTAATCAATAATGTATCTCGGTCACGTTTAATTTGAGACATTTCATTTGTAGTATTTGGGTTTGTCAAACCAAGTTTGGGGTCTTCGATTACACTTGAGAAATATTCATTATCTTGTGTGAATTGAATATTAGATATTTTTTCATTACTGTATTTATCAACCCAAATATCACCTTCTAATCTTCCTCTTTCATCTATAACTTTTTTCAGAGTATTATCGTATTCGAGAAAACTTATATTAGATGCTCTCACTAATTCTATATGAAACGACGGCAATAATGGAGTGTTCGTTTTTACACAATATAACCATTTGTCATTTTCATATTTTTGAATAGCTTTCCTTGTTGCAACCCGAATGAATATGTTTAAATATGCCATACGTTTAGAAAACGGTTGTTGGAGTATATACGATTTAATATTCAAAAATGGTGATTCGATCTGTTTGTTTGTTAATTGTGATACACTAACGTTTATATGTCTTTTATTTTTCATTATTTGTATATGTTTTTGAATGTTCTTTGCCATACGATTAAATGTTTGTTGCATTTGATCTTTCAAGTTGTTTACTTCAACCTGTTGTTCCATAACAATGTTTTGATATATTTGTTCTACAGCAGATTGTTTCATTTTATCTTTAATATTGTCTAACGAGTCACATTCAAGATTACTTGTCAAACTACATTCTGGATTGCTCATACAAAATAAATCTCTTTCTTCTAAAGGATCAATTGCGGCATTCAGTTGCCATTGTCCTTCTATACGCTCATAATATTTGTCCAATTCATTACTAGGTGTACGCAAAATGGCATAAAATCCGTCTTTTACGTATCTTTTTTCAGATACAATAGATTCAGATTCATATTCAAGATCAGACGATTTGAGACTTGTGTATTGATTCAAAATATTATATACATACGTTTTATATTCATCTTCTAGCATTGAACTTTCTTTTTCTCTTAAAATATCCATGATCATATCAAATTGATCGTTGTACATATACACCAAATACGCTTTCTCATATTCGAAATCGAATAATATGTCTTTGTTATTATCAAATTCTAATTCTTCTTGTGATTTATATTCTTTTGCGATGATTTTCTTGTTGCATTTTGAATTTAGGTTTGTTTTATTTTGTAGTGTGTCAATTTTCTGTTTAGCAATTTCATGAATGTTAAAATCTGTATACACATCCATATCTTGCAACGCATAACTTATTGTTAACACATTTCCTCCGTCTATTGTTGTAAACATTTCATACATTTCTTCTTCTGTTAATGTTTTCGCTATATCCTGTATTTCATACAAATCAAATATTTTTTCTTGTTCTGAATTAGTGAAAGTGTCAAATATAACATTCTTTTGATTTGTTTCTTTGTTGAAAGATTTTATTTTATAAGACTGCTTCTGGTTCTCTTTTATTTTTTTTTCGTACGCAGCTACATTTGTTTCAATATATTTTTTCAAATACGGCCATATTTCTGTATTAATATGTAGAGATTCGATTGACAATATACTATACGCATTTATTAAAGAATATAATGAAAGTGATTCGTTAAATTGAATATACGGTTGAATCATTCGTATTTGATCATTTAATTTGGGAATATTGTGTTGAATATATAAATCAAATGCGTTGTTGTCATCGGCCAAAATGATGTTGTCTTCTCTTGCAACTGTGTGAAGAAGTGAATAGTTTACATTATCAAAAGTAATTGATTTACAATAGTCGCTAAAACAAATATTTGTTTTACGAACAGGAATTGTAGTGTAATAGTTATTGAATGTATTGCATTTTTTATATACAGAACATTGAGGTAACGTTTGATACTCACGCAATATGTATTTTAATGGTTTGATTAAAAATCCGATTATACTGGCTTTATCTTCTGATATGTATCTAAACACTGCATTTTTACTTCTGTGAAGTGTGTAGTACTTATTCTTTTTCGAAACACTATGTGTTGTTAAAACCACATCACTTGACATTTTCAAAGAAGTAGACGTTATTGTGTTTTCTAATAAAGGAAACGTAAACGATATGTTCGTATTTTTCTCATCTTCGTTTCTTTCAATGAAAACGTCTTGAATATGATCATAATCATTTAATTTTACGTCTTGTTCTCCTGTGTTTTTATCAAATGAACTAAATACAAATCTTTTATTTTTCACTACAGGCAATATCCATTTCGGTAATTTCAGTGAATTTATTGTTTCTCTTAAAGGATTTTCACTTAGATAAATTTTGTCTGTATTTGGGTTGTCTTTAGAAAATGTAAGTACAAGTTCCTCGAATCTATTAACAATTGTTTGAAGTTCCCATAATCTACTAAATGTTTTGGAATGCTCTGGTAAATACGATAACATGTCATTCATTAGATTTTCCTTTTGAATCTCAATATCATATCTTTTATCTTGTTCTGAAACTTCAACATATTCAACAAATTCCTCTAGGTCTGAATCAGATTGAGATTCAACTATTATATTTTCTTCGTCATTCACAATTTGATCTAAATTTTCACTTAGATTTTCATTTAGATTTTCATTTAGATTTTCATTTAGATTTTCATTTAGATTTTCATTTAGATTTTCATTTAGATTTTCATTTAGATTTTCATTTAGATT